CCATGCTTCAATCTTTGTCCCTCAAAGAGTACTCATTCAGTGACTTTGATTCCATAGGAACTCTCATAGTTGATGAAGCCCATCACATATGTGCCAAGGTGTTTAGTCAGTCCCTCTTCAAAATGTGTCCCAAACATATCTTTGGACTTTCGGCAACTCCAGAGAGAAAGGATGGTCTCACAAAGGTTCTTCATTGGTTTATGGGACCCACATTCTTCGCAGTTGAAAGAAAGAATCAGGAGCAAGTTGAGGTCTTCCCCATAACATATGAATGCTTCAACTATAGAAATCCTCCACCCTCAACCCGATTTGGTAAAGTGTCAATGCCAAATATGATCACAGAAGTTGTTGAAGATAGGAAAAGAAATCAAATGCTTGTTGAACTTATCAAGAAGGCTTCAGCTGGAACCAGACAACTTCTTGTATTGAGTGACCGCCGTTGGCACTGTGAAATGCTCCATCAGTGCTTTCCAAAAAGTTCAGGTCTCTACATGGGTGGTATGAAGGAGGCCGATCTCCAGGCTTCATCCAAGAAGAAGATCATCTTCGCAACTTTCAGTCAAGCCCACGAAGGTTTAGACATTCCAACATTGGATACAGTCATTTTGGCGTCACCAAAGTCTGACATAACTCAGAGTATAGGTCGTATCATGCGAGAGACGAAGGGTAAAAAGAACAATCCACACATCTATGACATTCACGATCCATGGTCACTCTTTACAGCTATGTTTTACAAGAGAATGAAAGTGTATCGTCAAGGTGGTTTCAAAATACATGGTAAGGTTGCGGAAGAGGAAGAGTTCCCTCAGGGAAAGTGCCTGTTTTTATAATCTGAACATAAATTAAATGTCTGGTGCATTGATTCAACTTGTGTCCAAGGGAGTACAAGATGTTTACCTCAATAGCGAAGAGGGGCACTCATTCTTTCGTATGAAGTTTACGAGACATACAAACTTTTCACAAGCTCCAAAGTATATTAAGACTATTAGTGATAAAGATCCACAAATCACAATTCCCGTTTTGGGTGATCTTATAAATGGCATTTGGTGTGAAGGTAATACAGTGGCTTCAAACCTATTTTACAATTCTACGGTCGACCTTTATATAGGTGGCCAAAAGGTGGACTCACAGCACTACGATTACTTTAGTGAGATTTGGCCAGTCTATTGTGCAGACACACAATTTAAAAACACAACTGTTACGAACAAGATGCACCCAGCTGGAGCACCAAAGTTTCTTCCATTTCACTTCTTCTTTTGTGACCATGGAGGATTTTTACCCCTTGTGGCTCTACAACATCATCAAGTTGAAATAAAAATAAATTTTGATGAGACACAATTTGAAAATGCAGTAGAAGAAGATAAACTTATAAAGGTTTATGGAAATTATGTGTACTTGGACAAAGAAGAAAGAGAATCCCTCGTAAAAAGGCAAATGGATTTTGTTATCACACAAGTTCAGAAAGCAGAATTCCAACTCAACAGTGTATCTAACAATAAAGTAGAACCGGGTGGATACAATGTATTCGATCTTTCAGTTTTCAATCATCCAGTAAAGTCTCTATTTTTTGGTTTTGGTACAAGTAGTCCAGACTTTGCAAACGATCGTTTTACATTTTTAAACGGTGACATTCATCTCAATGGTACACCACTTCTTGAAAATATGTCACCACTCTATTTCCATATATGTCAATTATACTACAAAGGTAAATATGGCAACTCCGATACATATGTATATGAGACGGACGTAACATATGATACGAGATATTTTGTATACCATTTCTGTTTGAATGCAGCTGAATACAACCCATCGGGTACATGTAATTTTAGTCGAATTGATAATGCTAAACTCATCATTCGCGGCGCCGAAAAGGGACCAAATAGACCAAGTGATCAACCATTATATATTCACGCCGTAAACTATAATGTACTTAGAATACGCGATGGTATGGCTGGAATTTTATTCGGTAATTAATATAAATGGGACGGACAGCGCGTTTTGACCAGATTTATGTGGCATCCCTAGACGCCGACCCAGTTGAACAGGACGTGCTCACCGGTGTCAGAAGTATCATCACAGGTGAGCTCGAAGCTGACAAAATTGTATCCACCGTAGTTGGTGTGGCAAACACAAATCCAACAAAAAGTTTTTCAGTTGGTAACAAGTTCTTTATTGATAAAGACGACCCATACACGTTACGTGTCATAGATGACACAGAACTGAATCGTCTATTTTTACAACGTCTTTCCCTCGGGACCACACAATCAACAACCGCTCTTCAAATTGGTGATATTATCTTTGGAGATACATCCGAAAATGCGCGTACAGTTCTTCGCGTTGTTGGTAATACACAAAGTAGTAACCTTATCGCAACTAGTTTTATCAAGACTGATAACAATGATTTGATCATAGATAGTAATGGTTCAAACACATTGAGTGTGTCAGGTAATACGTATTCGACAAATGTACAAGTTGGTAAGCACCTTCTTGTTGGAGCCGAAAGTGAACAAAATGAATCAAATGTTGCCCTCTTTAAAAATGGCAACGTCGTTATCGAGAATGGTTTTCTCAAAATATATGGTGGTGTAAACATTTATGGTAACATCGCAGTGACTGAAAGTGCGGCCTATACGAGTGTTGAAAATCTTGTTGTTTCAAATGCCGTAATTCAAATGGGTACGGGAAACAACGGTACATATGATACAGGGGTTCTCATGATTGATGACCCTTCAAAGTCAAATATTATCGCTGGGTACATACATAACGAAAATGAGTTTGTACTTGGTAGGACATTCGGTGGCCCAGAAACACAAGCATTTAGCGTCGATACATCAAATACCGTGAATCTTCATGTATATGGGAATGTATTTACATCTCAAAACATAGGTGCGGCAAATATTGCACCAAAATATAACTTGTCCGTGGGATCAAACTTATGGGTTGATGATAACGCGGCAGGTACACAAGCCAATCTCCTGTGGTCTAATGGCTATTCATATCTCCGTGGTCTCCGTATTGGTCATGATGGTCTCGCTATAGGTACAGCGGTGACAGTAAATCCTCTAGGTGATGTGGATCCAGAAGACTCTATTATCAGTGTGGATGGTAACATTCAAGCCAAAGGCTTTCGAACCACGGGTGAAGGTGATTTCAGGTCGGGTATATCTAATACATCACCAACTGATACATTTTCTATTGGTGACAAACTATTCGTGAATATTTATGAATCAAATGTTTTGACTATATTGGGTACCACATCCACACAAAAAATTGTATCACAGTCCCTCGAAGTTACAGACTTTATTGAAGTCGAAGGTGAAACTGGTATCAAATCTGTATCGACTATTACAGTGCATGCAGATAATAAGGGTGAAGACTCAACCTCAAACCTCCTTGATTTAAGGTGTGGCCCTCTTACTGCAAATATAAGCGTCGTCGAACTCTATGGTGCAAAAACATCCAGTAGTCATCAAAACATACGTTTCAAAACAAAGAATACTGAGAGGGTGCGTATAGCATCAGATGGTAAAGTGGGTATAGGTGTCACGGAACCCCCAGAAAAGTTAACACTTGGTGGAAATCTAAAAATTAATGGAAGTAATACAGCCGTACTTGGTAATACATGGGGAACACAGGGTAACACAAGTATGCGTGTGTATTCATCTCCAGCGACCGGTGAAAACTTTATCGAGAATATAACCGCTGCTAATAAGGGTCTAAATATTAAAGTTGGACAAGGGCCTATACCCACTACACGAATGAGTATCATTGAAAATGGGCGCGTTGGTGTGGGTACGACACAACCCCAAGCACGTTTTCAGACATCGGGTGGTGAAGTATTCATAAATAGTAATGTGTCACGAGATGGTGGATTTACTCATCTATCTGGCGTACCCTTAACTGTTACAAATACAACACCAATTACTACAACTAATAACCCCACACAAGTTCTTAGACTTGCTCGGGAAGGTAAAATAACCACACCAGAGAACCATGGTGTGCGATCCACATTTAAATTGGCAAAGTTTGAAGAGTCAGCCTCAACGGCAAGAACGCGTCTTGATATAGATCTTGCTCACGGAAGTTACGCAGCGGATGATGTAAATATTATGACATTGCGTAGTGATGGTCGTGTTGGTGTAGGTACGCACACACCAGAATCAAAACTCATGGTGAATGTCACTGGGGCTCGAAACCCAAACAACAATGGTATACTCGTTACAAACCTTACCGATGCCGATGCCGATCAGGATGCCATTATAAGCACACGTGTACGTGAAGATGCTGGCGATGCTTTTGCAACGTACATGATTGATAATAATGGAAGTTATGAAGGTTGGTCAGTGGGTGTTGATAACAGAAACAATCAACGTGACTTTAGAATTACAAATAATGTATTCGCTGTTTCAAATGTTGCGACAACAGCTGTATTCATAGATGGTTCATCGAGAAATATTGGTATAGGTACAGATCAACCGAGAGGTGCCCTCGAAGTAAATGGAAAACTTGTCATTGGAAATGAACTATACTTTGGTGGTGTAGATAGCGATGAGTATGGAAACACATTTATGCGTGAAAGGTTGTATGATCCAGATGGTAAATCAGAGCTTGTTATTGTCAAAGCCAATGAAGGTCAACTTTCAGGTGTAACTGGTCCTGATAGAATTCGTAGTATCGCACCACTTCACGTATTTCAAACATATGATAGTACGGGTCTAAGTATAANTGAAACTGAAACACTTGTAACAAATGAACCAGGTGCTGGTGCGTTACTTGTAATAAATAAGGATCGTGTACTCGTAGGTACAAGTGAAGATCCCGGTGGCAATTCTCGACTTTACATCAATGGTGGTTTTGCATTCGCTTCAGGTTCTAAAATCGAAACAGGTGTAATGGATATTTTCTCAACTACTACAGCGGGTGGTACAGGTATTATTGACAATTTATCTTCAAATCTCGTTTTCAGACAGAGTGGAGATGAATATGCTCGATTTACAAATACTTCATTCATTGGTATAGGTACATCAACACCTTCTACAAATGTTCACATTTATTCACCACTCACAACAAGCAATGATATTCTCAAATTGGAGAGTCCATCTCCGGCGTTAAGTCTCAAACACAATGGTATTGTGTTAAATACTGACAGCGGATTTGGTGGTTATGTGAGAGGGTATCAACAAAAATCAAATGGCACAGCGGGTCTTGTATTGGGTTCTTCAAATAACAATGTCCTTAGTAATGTATTGTATATTACCGAAACAAGTAATGTCGGTATAGGTACATCAACGGCAAGTTCAAAATTACATGTGTACAACGGCATCACGCGATTTGAACATACAACGAGTAACGCCATGATAGAACTGAAGACAACTGCTGGTACTTCAAATATTCTTTCGGATACAAATGGTAATGTATATATTCAACCCTATAATTCAAATACTTTCATTCGAGGTGATTTGGATATTTCTGGTGATATCAGGGTTGAAGGTCGTATCGATCTCGGTGAAGAAGTAGGTATTAACTTGGGTGGATCCGAGCCACAAGCACCCCTTCATGTAGGTGGAGGTATTATCACAAACTCTGACGCAGTTTCGTGTAAAAAATATTCAAATGCATTCGTAGTTGATACAGGAACTGCAAACCAANCTAAGGATGTTCAATTGATATTTGGACCGGGTGCCTTTTACGCAAAGATTGTCGCCATGTTACGAAGAATTGACAACTCAACTGTAAATGACATGAGTACATTGGTTCTCGAAATACAAGGTGGTACCGGTGATGGAACAGCCCCAGATAACACATTGACATTGGGTACAAAGAATATGTTTAGTGGTGTCACGAATAATTATCCATGGAATCCAAATGTGACTCTTGGTAAAAGGGGTATAAGTATTAAACCACTTGTGTTGGATACACAATCGGAGACACGAGAATATGCGTATGATATTTATGTTGAACTGATGACAGCATGCGGTGGTAAACTTCAAAAAATTACAAGAAACCTGATCGACAACGCAGATCTCGATGACGGTGATGGTGGTGGAGTCACACAAAAGTCTTTTACATACTAATTAATTTTACCTAATGGGGTGTAAAGTCCCAAAGGTAGAATTAAATTTCAATTTACGCCCTGATGGAATCAGAGACGGCTAAGAAAAGAACGCCGACAATGAAAGCCATGACGACGTAATTACATTCAGTTTCCTCTAGACCAACCACAGGCTTTGCTTCTTCAGCCTTGGGTTTAACAACAGGTTGCTGTTGTCTGGTCGGAGGTTCGAGTTCCTCCAAAGGACAGTAGCCTATCATTTATACTGTACTTAGAGATTAATTTCTGTCTTCTTCTTTCTTCGGGTCTTTTTTGGTTTGGAAGATTCAACATTGACCTCCTTCACTTCACCACCCGTGGACTCCCCTGAAATGGAAACAATGTCAGATACATCGTCGTCATCTTCAACTGGTGG